AAACAAAATAATATAAACAAAATAATATAAACAAAATAATATAAACAAAATAATATAAACAAAATAATATAAACAAAATAATATAAATAAATACATTTATATTATTTTATGTCACAGTATATAACATTTACAGTCTCTATACATAAAAATGTTTTCGCAATTTTTTTAGGCATTTTAATAGGATTATTTATTATATATTTAAATAGAATTTATTCTGAGATAATTTTAAAAAGAAACTCATATAATATATAAATGGGAATATATCTTGATAAATTTGTTCACACCGAAAGGGGGAAAATAATAATGTCAATTTTATTGGGTTTTGGTTTAGCTTCATTATTTAGAACAGTATGTAAAAATAAAGAATGTGTACTTTTTCACGCTCCACCATTAGAGCAGATTAAAGATAAAATATATAAAAGTGGTAATAAATGTGTAAAATATAAACCTGTAGCAACCAAATGTAGCATTAATTCAAAAACAATTGAATTCGATTAATTGGATAAATGTTTGCGTAATTATTATAATCAATCAATCTTTATAATAATTATGGGAGATTCAACAAGTATTTTAGATTTACCTACCGATCCAATTGGTGGTGGAAATATTAGTAATAACATATCACTATCTGCTTCTGAAAATATAACGGTTCAACAACCACAAAATCAAGCATCTGGATTAAGTTTAGACCAGACTACCATAAGCCAAATTGTTAATGGGCTTCAACAAGCAAGTTTAACTGGAGTAACACAATTACCGTCTAGAGATATTCCTATGAATACTTCTGGTCATAGTACAGACCCATACGTTCAACCGAATTATGTTCCTCCGCCTCAAAATAATATTGATTATATAAAAAACTATGAACAAACAAGTGATATGATAAGTGATTATAATAAAAATTTTCAAAGACAAAATTCATTAGATGATATGTATAATGAAATACAAACACCTCTTTTATTAGCTGTACTTTACTTCTTATTTCAGTTACCATTTTTTAGAAAATTTTTATTTAGTTATTTTCCAGTTTTATTTTCTAATGATGGAAATCTTAATATAAATGGTTTTTTATTTACAAGTATTTTGTTTGGTGTTCTATTTTATTTACTTAATAAAATATCTAATAATTTTGGAGCATTTTAAAAGATATAAAAAATAGATATAGATATAAACTTAGAAATTTACCCATACTATTAAACAATGACCGAATTTATTAATTCTTTACACTCTAATTATGCTAATGTAACAAAAATGACATTATTTAATTATTTAAGAACAGGTAATCCTGTATTTGATGCAATTATTTCAACAATTATAATTAGTTTATTTGGATATATAATTAATTTTATTTATGAGAATGATAGAATTTTGTTTAAAATGAATTTTGATGATTTAAAATATTTTTTTTATAAAAAAAATACAATTATTATTGAAGGTAAAAGAAGTTCCACTACATCTAGTTATAGTTTAAATCATAATATATCTTCGTTATATAGTGACCGTTTTAAAGCTATTTGGAGTTATGTTATTTCAAATATTGAAAAAAATAACTCTATTTATCGTATCAAAGAAACATATAGTAATTTTCACTCATCAACAAATGATATTGATAACAAAAAAAAAAATTTAGATATTTTTATGGTTTTTCAAGATAAACATTTTACAATAGATAATAATATTTTTGTAAAAGCTGTAACGGAACAAGAAGATAGTAAAGATGATAATGCAAAAATAACTACAAAAACTGACAAATTTACAATTTATATTTATTCATATATTCATTCATTAAGTTTTCTTAAAAATTATATTGATAATATTACTGAAAAATATTTAGCTTCAATAAAAGAAAATCGCAGTAATAAACGTTTTATTTATACACTTGATAAAATTCTTCATAGTGAAGATGAATCTATTTTAGATTGCTGGAGAGAAGATATTTTTGAAAGTTACAGAAATTTTAATAATATATTTTTTGACGGCAAGAAAGAACTTTTATCAAAAATAGATTTTTTCTTAAATAATTCAGACTGGTATATTGAAAAAGGTATTCCATATTCACTTGGAATTGGTTTATATGGACCACCAGGAACAGGCAAAACATCATTTATTAAAGCTTTAGCCAATCATACTAAACGACACATAATTGTTATATCTCTTAAAATAATTAAAACTAAAAGGCAATTAGAACGTTTTTTCTTTGAAAATACATATAATGATAAAAATGAAAAATCTAATATGACATTTAATAAAAAAATTATTGTTTTTGAAGATATTGATTGTATTGGTGATATTGTTTTAAATAGAGAAAGTAAATTAAATAAAAAAAATCCAATGCGAAGTAAAAAAATAAATACAAACGAAAATAATATGAATATTGGTAATGTTATACAAACTATATGTGATTTAAATGAAACTGCAACGTGTAATGTCTCTTTAAAAAATGATGACCAAGCTATTACTCTTGATGATATTCTAAATTTATGGGATGGTATAAGAGAAACACCTGGAAGAATATTGATAATTTCATCAAATCATTATGATAAATTAGATAGTGCTTTAATTCGTCCAGGTAGAATTGATATAACACACGAATTTAGTAATTCTAGTCACAATATAATATCTGAAATTTATTTACATCTTTTTGGAAATAAGATTGATAAAAAAGTTTTAAAAAATATAAAAGAATATTTTTACTCACCTGCGGAATTAATAAATATTTACGTTTCACACAAAAACGAAAAAGATTTTTTGGAAAGAATTGTTAAAAATAAAAAAATGTAAAAAATATATACAATTCATTTTGATTTAATTTTTAAATTAAATATTTTCGTTTTATTATTAAATAGTAAATACTGTTTAATAATAACTGAATGATTAATGAATATGTCATAAAATTAATAGATAACTTACCCGACGATATTAAAAATGTTGAAACTCCACAATCAATTGATTTAGTATTAGATGGCGGTATATTTAATGGAAGTTATCTTATTGGAGCTTTATATTTTTTGAAAGAAATGGAAAAAAGAAAGTATATAAAAATTGAAAGAATTTCTGGATGCAGTATAGGTTCAATTGTTGCATTTTTATATTATATAAATGGTTTAGACCATATGTCAAAATTATATGATATAGTAAACAATGAATTTAGGCAAACTTATAAACTAGAATTTGTTAAAGAGTTGAAAAAACACTTGTCTGGTAATATTCCAGATGATATATGTAAAAGTGTAAATAATAAGTTATTTATTACATATAATAATATTAAAAAAAGAGAGAAACGTGTTAAATCAAATTATAAAGATGTAGATGAAATAATAAATACTATTATCAAATCCTGTTATATTCCATTTTTAATTGATGGTAACATATTGTATGAAAATAAATATATTGATGGTATAAATCCTTATATTTTTAATAAAGAACCTAATAAAAAAATATTATATTTAGACTTATTTGGATATGATAAAATATGTAATTTAATTAACGTTAAAAATGAGAAGACAAACTTTCATAGAGTTCTCTCTGGTTTATTAGATATTCATTCTTTTTTTATTAAACAAAGTAATACTCCAATGTGTAGTTATGTTAATAATTGGAACATTATAAATGTTGGTTTTAACTATTTTAAAATATTATTTGAAAAGTTATGTATATATTTAACGTATTCTATAATTTTAATTAGAAATACAATTTCTGATGAATTTAAAAGTACAATTATTTATAAAATATTATCAAAAATATCACATGATATTTTTGTCATAATATTAGAAAATTATTGTTTATGAGTTTAAATTTTTTACTATTTATATTATTTTATAAATATGGACGCTATTGATATAACAAGTTCTGAATTTTCATTGAGTAATATTCCCGATATTAATGAAGTACCTTCTCCAAGTATTTTGTTTGGAGGAATGTCTAATGTTACTGATTATACAATGTATATTTATATTGCAATCGCAATTGCAATTTTAGTTGGTGTAATTGGAATACTTGTTTATAAATTTTATATTAATAAAAAAAAACACGTTACATTTCAAGAGTCGTATAGTCCTGAAGATGGTGGAGAAAGTTGTTATAATGGAGTATGTCCGCGTTAATAATTATTTATTACGTCTTGTCTTGCCTCCATAAATAGCCAAGAATTTACTTTTTTTAGTTTTTTTAGTCTTTGAGATTTTCTTCTTGGGTTTTTTAATTAGCTGTTTTTTATTATCAAAATTTTTATTTTTTAAATCATCTGGTTTATAATTTAAAAACCATTTTTGAAAGTCTTCTTTATTACCCTTTTGTTTTAACTCTTTATATTTTTCTGCTTTATGAGCGCGTATTTCTTCAACAGATTCTTGATGTCCATAACACGTAATACTAAAACGTTTTAAGAGACCCTTTTGTTGTAATCTATTTTTTTGTTGAACTTCAAAAAGAAATTTTGACATACATAAAATTCTATCTAGAAATTGATTATAGTATGGTTTGTCAGCATATAAAAATGCTAAATAAAAACTTAACATAGTATCAATTGTAGCAATTTTAACTTTTTGCCCAGCAATATTCATAATATTATAACTATGACAAGCAATTGGTTTATAAATAAATGCAATTGTGTCATTACCAATACGTATTTCATAGTGTAATGGAATAATCTCTCCTATTGGTTCTCTCTTTATAATTTTAGTGTTTTTAATACCAATATCTTTCAGACGTTCTTTTACAATTTCTGCTGTATTTTCAGGGTCATTTGATAAAACATCAAAGTCGGCAATTTTTTCTAATTTATGTCTTAGATTTTTTGGCATATATTCAGAATATAGTGAAATAGCATAACCTCCAAAAAAAACTACACCTTGATTTAATAATGTATTTCTTACATTATCATAAATCTCATCTGCCTCTGTTTTATTTTCCATCTCTCTTTGGAATTCTACATCATTACAATTTAATTTAGTTATTGGGTAATTTTTATTTAAAAGTGATAAACGTTTCATTACTTTTTCCCATCTACTAATATCACCTGCTGGTCTTGATAATTCTAAATACATTGACATTCTTAAATAATTTGGTGGTGTATACAATATTCCATTTACTTTAATAGCATCTTTTTTAAGTACATTATAAATACCTTTTGGTATCATTGTTATATCTGCAACAGGAATATAATTAACAAAAACCTTATATGTTCCATAATGCTGTCCTGATTTTGCTTCAACATCTTCAAAACCTAGTTTATAATATATATCAGCTAATTCCTTAGCATCATTTAGAGCATTTGTTGTAAAAAAGTCATAATCAGGTATTTCAACTTCTTTATTATAAAATTGGTCTTCAGATGGTAATATATTATTAATAGCTGTTCCTCCATAACATATTAAATTTTTACGTCTAATAAAATCTTCTACAATTTTAATTATATTTTTAATATCTTCTGAATTTACAATACGTCTTCCTATTTTTTCTTCTGCTTTATCAACTGCCATACGAAGAATTGCTAATTCACAATCATCAAATGTTAAATCTTTACAAATATTTTTTCCCTTTGGCATTCTTTATATTATAAAAATAAAATTAAATAAAAT